GCGGCCATCCGTATAATATTACCGGATGGCCGCGATTTTTTGGTGTCCTCTATCCCCGGCCCAGGCCCAAACGCATTTAGTTTTGTCCGGGACCACACACAGCAACTAAAGCTGACCAATCAGACTGCGCGTGACGTGTCTATTTAAATACAACTTACTTGACAAGTTGTGGTCCCTATAAATGTAGATGACAACGACAGCACATCAAGTCTTTAATTTGAATTAAGCCCACTTTGTATGGCGGGAGCCTTCAGTCGTTGTGGTCCTCAACCACAATTCGAAATAAGCTGTCGTCAAGCCGACGTACATCCGAGTCGCTCGAGAGCTCCACGGTCCAATCATAAACGTGTTACATAGTCTCGTTAACTCAACCGAATTTGTGGACTGGTTATTTAAGGACGATATGGATTGGACCTCATATCACATCATCTCGATAACCATTTTATGAAATGTATACGACTAAGTATAGACGTGGTGGGTCATCTTCTAAGCGACGAGGGTATTCACGATATCCAGCGTTTAAGCGAATGCAGAATGGAAAACGTTCCGAATGGAGACGTCGACCCAGCAGTCCTTGTAAGGCACATGACGATATTAAGTGGACGGCCCAATGTATACATGAAGATCAATTCGGCCCAGAATTTGTATTGGGCCATAATATAGCTACGTCGACCTATATTAGCTACCCTAGTATGAGTAAGACTGAACCGAACCGATCCCGATCGTATATTAAGTTGCGGCGTCTACGCTTTAAGGGCACTCTGAAGGTCGAGCGTGTACACGTCGATGTTAACATGATCGGTTCGAATGCAAAGATAGAAGGCGTATTCTCTATGGTCGTTATTGTCGACCGTAAACCTCACTTGGGTCCAACTGGATGCCTTCATACATTTGATGAGGTCTTTGGCGCCAGGATCCACAGTCATGGAAATCTAACCGTCAGTCCTTCTTTGAAGGATCGGTACTACATCCGCCACGTATTCAAGCGCGTCATATCTGTCGAGAAAGACACGATGATGGTGGATATAGAAGGGTCGACGTGTTTATCTACTAGGCGTTCTTCTTGCTGGGCTACTTTTAAGGATACGGAACGAGACTCATGTAATGGTGTATATGCGAATATAAGCAAGAACGCCATATTAGTGTATTATTGCTGGATGTCGGATCATATGTCCAAGGCATCTACATTTGTATCATTTGACCTCGATTATGTCGGATGACCAATAAGAACATATTTAACATGATATAATCAAATAGCTACAGCGTACATGCAAATGATAACAACCTCAGTAATTGAATTAAATAATTTATTATTTAATCAAGCGTTTTATTTCTGGGAGGAATACAATTAGTGCTGATACATTCCTGAACGGTTGACCTAACTATCTCGTTCAGCTGACCCATTGACATCGATATGTTCGAATGTGTTCTCTGAGCAGCTACTACGGAAGCTGAATCTCCCGGGTCTAATACGGGAGTCCCTAGCCTATTTAACTCCCGATATGGGTAAGAGGCGTCTCTCACATCTGAATCCGCATCTAAATGGCCCAGTCCTATAGTAGACCTTGTGGCCCATGATTCACCGGGCCTTATTTCAATTGGGCCTTGTAGCCCAAGTCTCGATGATGATGCGGATCTAATCATTCTTCTCTCCCATTTGCCGTAGCCCACATGACTGAAGTCGATATCCTTATCTGTAAACTGTTTGGACAGGATCTTGACAGTTGGCGCTCTGAAAGGGATATCAACGGAATGTTTTGCCGTCGATAACTTCAGTTTACCCTTGAACTTCGCGAAATGCGTCCTCTGATGGACGTTCGAGTCGCAAACCTTATAATATAGTTTCCAAGGAATTGGGTCTTTGAGTGAGAAGAATGAAGATGAAAAGTAGTGGAGATCTATGTTACATCGTATGGGGAATGTCCATGACGCCTGTAAGGACTCATTGTCCGTCATTCTCTTGTCGTGAATCTCCACTACTACCGAGCCCGACGCATTAATTGGCACTTGTTGCCTATATTCTATTACGCAATGGTCGATCTTCATGCAGCTGCGTGAGAGTCGGGCTCCTAATTGAGACGCCGTTGAGGGGAATTGCAAGACTATCTCAGTTAGGTCATGCGATAGCTGATACTCGTCACGATGTGACTCTATGTAATTGAAAGCGCTCGGCGGATTTACTAACTGAGACCCCTCCATTATATTATGGAAACTTGCCCGCGCAGCGGCACCCCTTCCCCCAAATTGAACGACTGAGGGAAATTGATAGGTGCCAACTTTATGGAAGGACGATATGCGTTAGCGATAAGAATTTGGGGAAATTTCGAAGATACGATAAGCCTATGTGCATATTATGATTTAATCGGCTGAGAATTTGAGATGAAGAAGTGGAAATTTGCCGATAGGTTAGCTATTGAAGGTCTATATATAGGCAGTCAGATGCGATATGCTACAGGCTGATGGCAAATTTGTAAATATAAGCCAGGACACCAGGGGGAGTCCTCTCAAAAACCTATTTTTCGTGGTGTCCTGGTGTCCCATTTATACTAAAAGCCTCTAGGACACCAGGGGGTACGTG